AGACGAATAAGTATTGTCCAATGCTGGAAGGAAACTTTTTTCAAATAAAATAGATTGTCCAGATGCAGCATTTAATATTGTTCTATCGAATGCGTCAACTTTTATAACATCGATATCAGCGTTGTCGGCGGCGTTTCTCCATCTAACATACTGATCGCTATCTAGACGAAGCTTTGTGCCATCTACGGCATCGATCTCTATGAATTTCTTTTTAATTTGTGACATTTTCTACCTTTTAAGACTATGTTACGTATAATATTGTTAAGTTATCTGTGTCATCTAATATTCCATCTAAACCTAAAGCATTCCAAGTCAACGTGGTACCAGAGACTGTAAAGTCGATACCATAATGCTGGGCTGGCGCTCCAGCCACTGCAAGTGTTACTTCTGCTGGTGTTATCGGTGTTGCTACTAAAACTAAAGATTTAGTACCAGCCTCACCAGCAGTGATAGTTCTAGTTTCAACCTTAGTTGAACCAACGGCTGCAGGTGCAGCCCAATAACCAGAACCATCTGTTGCAGTTGCTGTGAAGACATCACCGATACTTGGGGCTACGCCTTGTTTGAATAATTTAATATTACCTTGTGTTCCACCAGCAGATCCAACTCTTAAAAGAAGATCACCAGAATCACCATTTGTTGAATTTCCTGAAAAGATTGAAACCTGTCCAGAATCTCCAGCCGCTGCTGTATTGTTTCCAGATTGAAAATTTGCAGGACCAGTGTTACCAGAAAGACCTTGTGAGTTTCCTGATTGAATTGCTAAATATCCACTATTACCAGAACCAACTGAACCACCTGTATATAAATCTAAATCACCACTTTGACCAGTGGAACCATTTAAAGTCTCACCTGTTTGAATGCCAACGTATCCTGATTGACCTGATCCAGCGTTCTGACCAGTGGTCAAATAAAATGAACCTGTTGCTTGAGTTGAACTATTGCCAGGTTTGTAACCAGTTTGAATTGAAATGTTAACTGGAGTATCTGTAGAATCAGAGGCATGATCTTTAGTGTCCATAGACAAGTGGTTTACACCATTGCCTTGAGGTATATGTAATCCCCAACCCTCTGCTCCCCAAAACCATCCACCATCTGTATAAGGACCAAGTTCTAAACTTCCACCAGCTAAGAGTATATCACCCTTAAGACCACCATCGCTTGTTCCAGGCTCTAAATAAATATTACCAGATCGGCCTGTTCCATCAGTTTTATTTCCAGTTTCAAGTCTAATATCTTTTGTTGGTGTAGCATCTGCAACACTATTGTCTGCAGTACTTAAACCAACTGCATCACCAGTAGCTAATCCTGGTAATGAAAGTCTAACACCAGAAGCACCACTTGGAAAAGCAGTACCAGCACTATAGAGAAGATCTCCTTCTACTACAGTACCTGCGCTATTGAAAATTTGCAATGAGCCTCGTGCATTAAGGTTGAAACCCCACACATTGGTAAAAACATTATCTGAAGCACCTAAGTTAACTGAATTATCATTCAAAGCAAGTATATCAACACCATCAGGTATCGCAACTGTACCAGTTAAATTTGAAAGCTGTTGATCTGCACCGTCAGGTACTGAATTTGTCCAGTAACCTTCACCAGCTACTCCAGATGCGGTCCATACTTGACCTATAATTGAAGGCACAGAAGGATTTAACATTTTAAAGGTGGTGGCTTTTATATCTAAATCATCGGCAAACATATAAACGTCTGAACCAACATTTATTTGGTTAAAGTTTTGACCACCAACAATTCTAACATCTTGAGCATTAGCTGAATTTAAAACAATAGAGTTGGTATAGGTGATATTAGAACTTAATTTTCCTCTGAAAACACTAGCACCATCATTTACTATAAATTCTTTGGCAAATGCATTGGTAAAAGGTAGAAGATCACTGCCTAAATTATATGTGTCTGCTGTATCTGGAACAATACTTGCATCAACAGGTGTTGACCAAACAATTCCAGTAGCACCACCAAGTGCTGTATCAATAGATTCAAGGATTGCCTGTACAGTTGCTCCAGATATATTTGCAAAGGCTGGAGATTGATCTACACCAATTAAAGATGCACCAGCTATAGTGTCTACAACTGAGGCAAGTTGAGATTTAGTATAGTAACTATTATTGTGATGATGAAGTGTACTTGCATCTACAGCAGTGGCAGAATCTATAGTTAAGACAAGTTTATCTAAAGCATTTTTTGTAAGCTCTGAAGTACCTATCTTTACAGATTGCAAAACAAGGCTATTAGAGGATAACTCTACGTTCCTTACTTCTCCATCTATTAATCTGGCTAAAACTGAAATATCTGCCATATTATAACTGCCCTTTTACATCTATATTAATAATCAAATCTTTTAAAATTGGATTTGATTCGTTCTTTGCTATAACCCCTACTGATATTACAAAGTCTCCAGCAATAAAGCCGCTAACACCAATGGCTGGTTTGATATTAGTTAAAATACCAGCCTTTGAAATATATACAGTGTCACCAAAAATAGCTGAAGTCGAAACATCCTCAATTTTTCCAGAACTTAAAAAACTTCCAGTAGTACCATCGAGAATTGTCTGTGCTGCTACACCAGAAACACTTAAGGCTTGAGCCTCAGTAGAAACATTAATAAAATCTAGTTCTCCAGAAGCATTAATTCTAACTGGAACTGCTTTATCAATAGATACACCAGTATTGTTGGCTCTAACGTCTTGAACCCCTGAAGCTGTAAGCTGATTGTATGGTCTAAAGCTCATAATAATCCTACAGTATAAACCAGTTAGCACCGTTACTTAAAACAGTGGTGTTTTCATTCGTAATAGCTACGGCATGCGGTGAGGCATCAATATCTATACCGTCTAATTCTTGTCCAAAAACTGATTTAATAAATAAAGTGTTTCCTGAAGCAATTTTCTTAATATCCAATTCTAAACCTGGAACAGTAGCTGCATCGGGTAGAGTAATCGTAACATCAACTCCGTTATTAATTACAAGAACAGCATCGTCAGCAGATGTTGCTGAGTAATTAGCCCCATTTACTGTAACAACATTCTTAACCCCAACTGTAGGTGAAGAGCTTATAGTAATTTTATCAGCACTCTCAACTATAGTAACGCCAGAACCTTCTTCGAGTCTTCTAAACTGAAGTTGGTTTCCTATTGTCTGTTTAAAAACATCAGCATTTAAATTAGATCCAAGATTTACACCAACAGAAGTTCCACCACTGCCTACGGCACCGATAACTTCTGCTTTTGTAAATTTAACTATATCGTCAATTACTAATTCAAAATTAAATTGTACCTCAGTCGTAGAAGATTCAACATAATCTGCTCCAACACAAAGTCTTTGTCCGTTTAAGAAAACAACTAGATCGGCTTCTGTTGGAACATATGTTTCCTGAACATTTCCGTTTCTAGTATTATATGGAATCTTAACACTTGTTCCAGCAACTACTGGACCTGTAGCTTCTTGATCATTTGCAGGCGCACCTGCAACAACCGTAACCATTTCTTCATACGGATCGGTATCTAAAGCAGCTTGTATAACACCGATTGCTTGATCTAATCTTTTCTCACCTTTAGTAAGGTTTTCGTCATCAACAAGTACGTGGTTATAAGCGCCAACACCATCTGTAGGTGTACTAACAGCAGCGGCTCCACCTAAATCAACATTTGCAGCATCTGTAGCGGCACCAACTTGAGAGTTGACAATAGTTACACTGCCATCAAAGTTATTTGCAACATTAAATTCGCCCAGAGCATCGATAACTGAAACAAAAGCAGCAGCAACGGTTAAGTTACTATCTGCACCAGTTAAGGGTATTTCAATTGCTTCAAGACCTGCAGGGTATGGATTACCATCAGCAGCATCGATATTTACCCAGACATAGAATGTTCTAGTATCTAAAGCAGAATTAAGAGTCATGTATTGACCGCTAGTTAAATTAGCAGCAGAATCTACAACAACTAAGGTTTCTTCTTTAATACCAGCTTGAATGGCGTTAGTATAATCTGGATCAGTATCTACTTCACTTTGAGAACCCATGTAGTCAAGAAGATCAAGGGTTGTATTATCAGAGATTTCTCTATCTTCACCTTGTTGTAATTCTCCACCGCTTGCTCCGCGAATATAAATTCGTGCAGTAGACTCACCATTATCTGATCGTAAGTATAACCAATATACTTCTGAATCAAAAGGCACATCTTCTCTATTTGCAATTTGTATATGTCTGTCAGTACTAGGAGTTGCGTTAGTTTCGTAACTACCCCATGCATACTGAGCTTCTATACCAGAAGAACCAGTTGTAGTTCCATCATAAACTTCTGTAAGGGTTACTTGAGATGCAGAGTCAACGGATAGAAGTTTAAAATATCTAGTATCATCTTCAGATTTAAGTTTAATAAAATCGCCAGCTAAAACATTACCAGTCCAAGCAACTGCACCAACAGAGGTTACAACGGCTGAACTATTTACATAAACAAGATTTGGAATAATATCAACATCACGAACAATGTTAAAATATGCAACTTGATTGTCTGCAAGAATAACATCGGTGCTAGAAGCATTTCCGTTAATTGTATAAGTGAGTCTAGAGCCAACATAATGAAGCTTTAGATTACTAGTCCAGTTCATTTGGCCTGCAGTCACTTCACTGTGGACGTATTTACCAGTACCAGTCATTTGAAGAAGAGAAAGATCTCCTCTCATTTTTGTTAATGATCCGGCTGGGTTTTCAGAATACCAATAAGTTGTACCTTTAACTTCAAGTAGATTGGACATAACTGAGTCAGCCCACTCTTTAAAGTGTAAAATCTGCTTATCACCACCGCGAAATGGTGATGTAGAAGAAGAGCTTTCCCAGAAATTTTCTACTCGACCTTCAGCATCATTAGTCCAAGGATATATATGGAATGGATCTGGAGTGCCAACACCGCCAGAACCAAGTCTGAAAAGCATTGGTCTACGGTCTTGAACTGCAATAACATTGTTTGAAGTATCAGTCTCTACAATTGAAATTGGAAGTACATTTGCAGCCCAGACAGATGATGTAATAACTACCTTATAATCGAAGGTTTGAGCCAAAGGAGTAGTTTTAGAAATTTCAGTTTTATTAGTTGGATTCCATAAAAAGATCTGTGCGCTAGTCGCATCGTCTACTTGTCTTGTAAACTCTATACCGACATAGTTTAATGCGCTTGGAGTAAAAGAACCATCAATTTTTGTATTGGTTGTAGAGCTTAAAACTTCATTTGAAGTGCCTTCAGGTACTTGAAAAAATGTACCAGACTCATCAGAAGCTCCATGAAAAAGAGCAGCACCGTCTACAATCATCTGTAGACTAGTCGCAGACGAACCAATAGCTCCGACCATATTGAGTTCAAAGCCACGAATAATGTAAGATTTACTTTCACCTATGGCGAAAGCACCAATCAACTCGTCAAAGTCGTTTCGTACAGCAGATTCCACAGCCCGAAGGTGCGGAACATCAACCCTTTGTTGATTAAGCCAATTTTGGGAGCGTCTTACGGCCATTTGATTTCCTTTATAATTTATTCTCCACGATTAAGTGGACTCGAAGAGAAGAACTTACTCTAAAGATTGAAATTTTCAATACTTATTAGATCTTATCTTCATTATTCAGTTAAGTACCTGAAATCACTTATGCAAGTTCAGTTTCACCATATGGAATTATTCCCTTAAATCCAAAACTTAAATTAACTATTCCTTTAGCTGCAATAGAGATACTTTCGTTTGTAACCTTTGCTTGAGGTACAAATAAAATATCTTGTCCAGTAAACCTATCTTGTACTCTAATAGAGACATAGGCTCCATTTAAGATCTCATTGATCTTCGGTCTGGCTCCAGCACCTTGTGTGCCGCCACTATATTTAACCCTTACTCCGGCTATACTTCCTTGTACAGAAGTCCTTGTAGTGGCTATCTCTTGAGGATAAGGAGAGTCTATGCCATAGATCTCTTGCTCACCGTAGTCAATTGTGTAATTTAAACTGCGAACTTCTGAATAAAGCTTGCCGCCTATATATAATTTACACTCTGCACCTTTTAAAATTATTGATCTAGCCATAATATTCCTTAAGAAGGATCTTCTCCCCAAACGTAAAATTTCTCAGAATCTACGTTATCTCCCCACTTACCGAGACCTTCGTCACCAGGATAGAGAACTGTAATAATTACATTAATGCCTGTAGCCGCCACAAGTGCTATTAATTCTTCTGCATAAAAGCGACCTGATACAACATCTGTAATATAAAATGGAAAATCTGTTGCATCTTTTGCTGGCTCGAAAACATAGTTCTGAGCAATTAATGTCACATTTGTACCAGCAGCATGTACGTTTTCAAACGTATACGATGGGTCTAAAATTAAAGTAGTAGAAGAAGGTCTTGCTGTATAAGGCACTGGCCCTTCTTCTAGAGAGGTTCCGAATCCAAAAACTAAAAAACCAGGCTCATCAGTTATATCTGACGAATCATCAACTTCTATAATATGTGTTGAGCCTGAATCGACTATCTGAGTTGTTTCGCACTCTTCTTGACCTACAATAAAGCCTTTTGATGTATCCCAGGCGTATGGGCCTTCACTATCTGGTACCGATGGGCCTGAAGTCTGTAAATGTGCTGCACCTTTTCTATCACGACGAACAACTCTAGTTGTAGCCGGAATAAAAATTTCTAAAATACTTGCTGAAACCTGAAACAAAGATGCAAAGCTAGTTTTGCTATTTATAGTAGATCTAAGTGGATTGAAAAATAATACACCGTCTAAAGTACCTTGAAGCTGAGTTTCTGGAACACCAACTGGATTTTCAAATTCAACATAAGCCTCGTTAACTAAACCACTTTGTACATTTACTAATGTAAAAGTACCCTTATTGTCATCGTCAAAGCCAGAGCCAAAAACATTTACATAGTCGTTTTCTCTAACCTTACCAATAGATGGGTCAGGTCCACCAGTCCATCTAAGTCTGAATAAACCACCAGCAACAGATTCAAAAGTCCATTGTGTAGCAGCGAGTCCAGATGTTGGTCTGATTTCTTGAAACTTAAGTTCATTCTGTGCTCTTCCACCAAGTACTTTTACAGTAGAAGATGGACCATCTGTTTCAGAAATTAACTGAACAAAAGGTCCAGCGCCATTATCTTTAACAACAGCAGAACCAGTTCTTCCAAGTCTACGAATTTCTTTTGTAATAGAATCGGCAACTTCTTGAGCAGTAGCTGCATTTATATTTGTAAATTGACCAGTTGAGAAAAATACCTCAACAACTTCTTGATCATCATATTGTATAATTAAATTATCACCATCAAGAAGGGCGTATGTTTCAAGCTCACTAGAGTTTAGTGTAGCTCTTGTAAATTCTTCTCCATATATAACGCGAAGTATATTAAGTAGTAAATCTCTAACTTGTTTTCTGTTAGAAACTTCAATACCAATCTCACGAAATACTTCATCGGATAACCCAACATT